ATTAAAGTTTGTGAAGATAACAAAATCGAACCCGAATCAGCGAAGAGGTTAATATCCCAACCTCTTAAAGAGAAGTTAGAAGCAGAAGCAACGACTCTTAAAATGATAAACAGGGGTACATCAGCACAAGGAACCATTACAGGTTTCTTTAACAAGTAGGTAATTATGAAAAAAGGTGATATCGTCACAGTAGTGGCAATAAGTGGAGAGTACGTAGGTAAATTTAATGAAGTTATCGACGGTACTATAAGTTTAGATAATCCTAGAATGATTGTATCCAATCCCGAAGGCGGAATGGGTTTTGCACATGGTGTAGCGGTCACTGGATTGGAAGCTCCAACTAACATAGTCTTCAATAATTATGTTTTTGCTACACAGACCAATAGTGGTGTAGAGAGAGCATTCATAGAAGCAACAACTAGCATTCAGTTAGTTAAGTAATGACTTCGAGGGAAGGATACGATGCATACACATTGTACCTTGGTATAAAGTTACATTTTTATTCCAAGGACTATGATTTCGTTAAGTATAACGGAAAGGTAAAATCGGATATCAATTCTTTCCTCAAACGTAAGGACAAATACCATTTCGGTAAATTGTTTAGAACATACAAGCAAGAGTTACAAGATTTCTATATTGCAAATCTTTCATACAAAGATTTCTGGGCGGGTGACCTTCTAGATAAGGAATGTGATAAGAGATATAGAGAATGGAAGAAACGTAATCAGAAGCTTAGTTACATGTTCGAGACTGAAGTGAATGATTTACTCAGTCACTATAAAATCAAAACACAGTTGAAGGTAGTTGATGGACAACACCCTAGATTATTGAAAGCTTACATGAGTAAGAAAGTAAGTTTAGAAACTATTTGCATCATGGACGAGATAATCGGTTTCACCAAAGATTGGGAGAAATTAATATCAGAGAAAGTCGTATACCCCGAGGTTCATTTGAAATTGAACAAGTACAAGGCATTCATTTCCATAGATTACAAGAAATACAGAAATGTGCTAATGGAACTATGCTCAATATAGTAGGCAACGGCCCAAGTCAGAAAGATATAGATTGGTCTTCATTTAAAGATGAAGAGTGGTGGGGTTTCAACGCAGTTCGAGACACTCCAACTAAACCCGACCTATTATTCTGTGTTGATATAGAAGTTCAAGCAGGTATCGTCAAGGAAGAATACTATAAGACAAACAAGGTTGCATTCGCAGAGTTCAATACAGTCCCTATAGAAATGTGGGACATGATGAAGATAGAATTTAGTAAATGGAAACACTTCATTGAGATTAGAAACGAAGGGGATACGGAGTTTAGTATACAGGGAGATTTTGATTACGAGGAAGCATACTTCATAGGAATCAACGGTGAGTACATTGATAACATAATCACGTATGACTACCCCGACCTTAAGAATTTGTTTGGTGGCCCAAGTGCTTTGGGATATGCAATAGCACAAGGTCATAAAGATATATGTTTAATGGGTATGGACGCATTAGAACATGGAGACCCTACTAGCATCTTTGCAGATAGCGGACTATTTAAGTATAAGACTAAATATACTAAGGACGATAGAGTGTTTCACACTCAACAACAACAGTTTCTTGCTTTGTTAAAGAAGCATGAAGACATTAATGTCTACTGGAGAAAGCCTATTGACGGTTTAACCAAAATAGACTATAATGTATTAGACTATGAGAATAGTGAAGAATGGATATTAGGAAGGGGTCACCCATCCGAAACATCTTGATATAATTGTAAAATAAAATTGTAATACAATAGGAGAATACAATGAGTAGTAGTTTAGATAAACTAAGAGCAGCGATGGAAACTGCTTCACCAACAGGTGGTGAAAAAAAATCCTTTAATGACGACACGATGTGGAAACCCGAACTCGATAAGAGTGGTAACGGTTACGCAGTAGTTCGTTTCCTTCCTACCCCCGAGGGTGAAGAGATGCCATGGGTATCATACTTCGACCACGGTTTCCAAGGGCCAGGCGGTTGGTATATTGAGAAGTCTTTAACGACTCTTAATAAACAAGACCCAGTGTCCGAGTACAATACTCAGTTATGGAATACAGGTGTTGAAGCAAACAAAGACCAAGCACGTAAGCAGAAGCGAAGACTTCATTATGTGTCTAACATCCTTGTTATATCAGACCCTAAAAATCCCGATAACGAAGGTAGAGTATTTAAGTATAGATACGGAAAGAAAATCTTTGAAGCACTCAAGGAAGCAATCTCACCAGCATTTGAAGATGAGAAAGCAATTAATCCTTTTGACTTGAGAGGTGAAGGTGCCAACTTTAAGATTAAAATCAGAAAAGTTGATGGTTACTGGAACTATGATAAATCAGAGTTCGATGCAACCGCACCATTATATGATGATGAGCAAAAGCTTGTAGCATTGGTTAACAACCTACATAGCTTGAGTGGTATTATTGCACCTAGTGAGTTTAAATCTTACGAAGAGTTAAAAGAGAAACTCGATAGAGTTCTTGGATTAACTGGAGCAGTAACAAATTCTACAGCAGAATCAGTTGCAGAAGACATGGAAGAAGTGCCATGGGCTGATGTCAACAAAGAGCCTGTTGCAGACGAACCTGTAGTTTCATCAGCTGAGTCAACTCCCCAAGTGGAAGAAGACGATGCTATGGACTACTTTAAGAAACTAGCTGCTGACAGTTAGGTTCTTATTATGGGGCAGTCGTGTTTCTTTGAAATGTGTCCTTGAATAAAGACGACTGCACACTGAGACCGTGGAAAAGATTGGGGGTACTCAGTAAGGGAAAGATAGTACGTGAATAGCGGGTCTATCGGAAGAGAGCGGGAATGCTGTAAAGCGTGGGGCG